GAATCTGCGGTGACGGTATCACGGAATGTACGCAGCCTCACGGATGACGAACTCGCGGAAATCATTGCGGGCGGACGCAGCGGCGGAACTACTGAGCCGACGCAGGGCGCGGCAGAGCCTGCTTGATTTCTGCCGCTACACATGGCCGGAGTACGAAACACCGGCGCATATCCTGACGCTTGCCGACCGGCTGGAGGCGGTCGAACGCGGCGAGGTCAAGCGCCTCATCGTCACCATGCCGCCGAGGCACGGAAAGTCTGAGTTGGTCTCCCTGCGCTTCCCCTGCTGGATGCTTGGGCGGCATCCGGGTGTCTCCATCGTTCAGGCGGGCTACGCCGAGTCAATCGCGCTCACCCACTCCCGCCGCGCCCGTGACATATTCGTGTCGCCGGAGACTCGCAAGCTCTACCCCGAGGCGTTGTACCGACCAGAGAGGGCAGGGCAGGATGCAGTCATCCCACAGCGGCAGGCGGCGCACGAGTGGGGCACAGTGCAGGGCCGCAGTTACTACGCCGTCGGCATCGGCGGCGGCCTCACTGGGAGAGGATTCGACGTGGGTATCATCGACGACCCGACCAAGGACGCGGAAGAGGCGCAGTCGGCCAACATCCGCGAGAAGGTCTGGGAGTGGTACCGCACGGTATTCCGCACACGCGCAGCTCCCGGCGCAGCTATCATTGTCGTCATGACCCGCTGGCACGCAGACGATCTCGTTGGTAGGCTGTTGCGCCTGGCGGCAGAGGACCTGCAGGCCGACCAGTGGGAGGTATTGCACCTGAAGGCCATCACCGACGGGCAGGCATTGTGGCCTGAGCGCTACCCCATCGAGGCATTGGAGGGCATCCGTACCACCATCGGCTCTCAGGCGTTCGCGTCACTCTACCAGGGGGAGCCCGAGATAGAGGGCGGCAACATCGTGCGGCGTGAGTGGTGGAGGTACTACCGCGAACTGCCGAAATGCACGCGCATCATCCACTCGTGGGATACGGCGTTCAAGGGCGGCCAAACCGATGACTGGTCAGTCTGCACGGTCTGGGGAGAATCAGAGACCGGCTATCATCTCATCGACCTGTGGCGCGGGCGGGTAGAGTTCCCGGAGCTCAAGAGACAGGTCGTGGCGCTCAATGACCGAGACCACCCAGTGGCGATACTGGTTGAGGACGCGGCCAGTGGGCAATCACTCATACAGGAGTTACGGCGCGGCACCAGACTGCCCGTGCTGCCGGTACGACCCGACAGAGACAAGGTCAGTCGGCTGACGGCAGTGACGCCGCTCATCGAGGCGGGCAGGGTACTGCTACCGGAACGCGCTCCGTGGCTGGCAGACTACGTTGACGAGATGTCCGCGTTCCCGAACGGTGAGCACGACGACCAGGCGGACTCGTCGTCACAGGCGCTAAACTGGCTGGCATTGCAGCCGAAACGCGAGCTGTTCATAGGCCGCGCGGGATAACACAACGCATCATGGTATCATAGGGGTAGACGCATGAATCCACTGAGGCGTTTGCTACTCAAGGCCCTCACCTGGAATGTCCCTTCTACGGCGTCGGGCTGGTCGGCGCTCCACGTCGGCTACTCACCCGGACAGCCGGTGTACTCGGAACTCACCCTACAGAAGGCCGTGCGCGAGGGCTACACGATGTCCATTGCCGTGTACCGCGCCGTGCGGGCCATCGCACAGGCGGCGTCATCCGTGCCATGGGTGGCATCTGTGAACGGCGAGAACGACTGGGGGCATCCGCTGACGAAGCTCTTGGCCAGCCCGAACCCTGAGTACTCCGGGCAGGACATGATCGAGGTCACGACCGCGCACCTGCTATTGTGCGGCAACGCGCTCTGGCAGCCGCTGCCGACGCCGGACAAACGGCCCGTGCCGCCGGTCGAATTGTGGCCGTGCCAGCCGGATATGATACAGCCAATACCGTCGCGTGACCGCGCCGTGTGGCTCGATGGCTGGCAGTACCGTGACCCCGAGGGGCGGATATCGACGCTGCCGCGGGCAACGTTCATTCACCTGATGCGCTTCAACCCGGCGAACCCATACTGGGGCATCGGCGACCTACAGGCGGCGGCGCGGACAATCGACGCCGACAACGAGGCGCAGGACACACAGAAAATCAGCATGCAGAATCGCGGCATGCCTGACGGCGTATTCTCGTCTGACATGATTCAGACTCAGGACCAGCACGAGGAGGCCGTGCGGCAGGTGCGCGAGTTGTACCTCCAGAAGGGCAACCGCCGCGCTCCGTGGGTACTCGGCGGCTCGATGAAATGGACGCAGATGTCGTTGACGCCGGTCGAGATGGACTTCATCAAGAGCCGCATCCAGAACAAACGGGACATCGCGGCGGCATTCGGCGTTGACCCGTGGTGGATCGGCGACAGGGAGCACTCGAGCTACAACAACGTCGCAGAGGCGAGGCGCTCGCTCTACGAGGACACCGTGCTGCCGTTGCTCGATGACGTCCAGGCGATGGTGAATCTCCGGCTCGTGCCGTTGTACCAACAGGACGGACTGGCAATCGGCTACGACACGTCCGGAGTCGCGGCCATGCGTAACGACTACGGCATGAAGGTCGACCAGGCGCAGAAGCTCTTCTCGATGGGCGTTCCTGTCTCACAGATTTCGGAACGACTTGAGCTCGGCATTGAGGAGTTCCCCGGCTGGGATAATTCCTACATGCCGTTCTCACTCGCGCCTGTCGGCGCATCACAGCCGGAGCAGCCGAAGGCACGCGGCCCTATTCTCACCGAGGAGCAAAAGGCGCTGCACTGGAAGCTCGCGGACCGCAAACGCGCGGCATGGATTCGCATGGTGACAGCCAAGGTCCGGCCACTCTACGAGGAGCTAGGCCGCGAGATGGCCTCAGCTCTGCGGGCAGAGAAGTCCCGCAAGGCATCGGCGGAAGATGACCTCGTGCAGATCGCGTGGCGCGTGACCGGCGACAAGGCTAAGCGCTGGGAGGCGTACATCGCATCGCTCGGATTCGCTACCATCGAGGAGTTTGGCGGCGAGATTGCACGTGCACTTGGCGGCACTTTCAACCCGCAGGCGGCAGCGGTCCGATCGTGGCTGGCGCAACACGCAGCCGAACAGGTAGAAACCATCCTCGGCACGCAGAAGGCGGAGGCAGCGCGGCTGATACGCGATGGCGTGGAGGCGCATCTATCGAACCAGCGCATCGCTCAATCGTTGCAGCAATTCTACACCGAGCGAGCCGAGTTCATGGCTGAGCGTGTAGCGCGGACCGAGACAGCCATGGCGGCGGGCTACGGTCAGCACGAGGCGGCGCTTGCCTCCGGCGCGACGTGGCACATGTGGCTGTCGACCCGCGATGACAGAACCCGCGACGAGCATATCGGCATCGATGGCGAGACGGTCGACCTCGGAGTGCGCTATTCTAACGGCATGCTCTACCCCGGCGACCCCGCCGGAGGGCCGGAGAATGTGATCAACTGCCGCTGCACGGAGCTGTTTGGCTAATGCCGATACCGACGCCCAGGACTGGCGAGAGTGACAGCGAGTTCATTGAGCGCTGCATGACCGACGCCGTCATGGTCTCTGAATACGACACCGAGCAGCGGTTGGCGATATGCTATAGTGAATTGCAGGAGGGCAAGGCGATGGAACGTAAATCGCTGAGATTCGAGGTCAAGGCGCTCGACGAGACAGAGGGCATATTTGAGGGCTATGCGGCAACGTTCACGTCGAAGCCGGACAGCTACGGCGATGTCATCGAGCGTGGGGCGTTCAGCAAGACTCTCCAGGAGAACGCCAGCCGCATCAAGATTTTGTGGCAGCACAGCACGTGGGACCCAATCGGCAGGCCGCTGGAGATGCGAGAGGATGACTCCGGCCTGTACGTCAAGGGAAAGCTCAGCCTCGGCGTGCAGCGTGCGCGTGAGGCGCTCGAACTGATGCGCGACGGCGTGGTGACCGAGATGTCCATTGGCTACGAGACGGTCAAGGACGTGGTCACGGATGGCGTCCGGCATCTGAAAGAACTGCGCCTGTTTGACATCTCCCCGGTGACCTTCGCGGCCAATCCCGACGCACTCATACTCGGCGCTAAGTTGGATGCCAGCCTTGCCGCCCTTGAAGGCGTGAAAACCGCATCACCCGAGAAAGTCCGCGCGGCAATCGACGCGCTGAATGCCCTGCTAACGGCAGAGAGCACTCCCAACGAGGCGGAGCCGGAGAAATCCACTCCTGCAATCGACGAGGGAGCCGCCAGGCTGAAAGCCCTGCTGGATGGCATCGAGGGCTACGACGTGTCGGCGGCGTCGAAACGAATCGACGCTATGCTGGCGAGACTGAGTAACGTATAGGAGGTAATCTCACGATGGAAGTGAAGGAACTTATCGAGCGCGTGGAGCAGGTCTCCAAGGCGCTCACCGACCAGTACGCCAAGGCCGAGGCCGATGTGAAGGCCGCAGGCGAGGTAGCAGCCGAGACCAAGGCCGCTATCGCCGCGATGCAGGCCGAGTTCATCGACCTCAAGGTCAAGATCGACAAGGCCACTGTGGCAGGCGGGACCGCCATGCCGCAGACAAAGCGCGTCGACATCGGACATGCCTTCGTGGAATCCAAGGAGTTCAAGGATGCGGTCGCAGGCGGCAGGCGCGAGAGCGCCCCGTTCAGCGTCAAGGAGCTTGTCTCCTCGGACGCGGCCAGCGCGGGCGACCTCATCGTACCCCAGCGTATCCCTGGCGTCATCGCCGAGCCGGACCGCAAACTCACCCTCCGGGACCTACTCCCCTCCAGCCCCGCCGCGTCGGGAATCGTGGAGTACGTCCGCGAGACCCTGTTCACCAACGCGGCGAAGGTCACGGCTGAATCGGTCCAGGGTAGCGTCGTCTCCAAGGGCGAGTCGACGCTTCGGTTCGACCTTGAGCAGGTGACCATCAAGACCATCGCGCACTGGATTCCGGCATCCCGCCAGATACTGCGCGACGCTCCCCTGTTGGCAGGCTACATCAACACCCGTCTCGTCACCGGACTCAGGCTCGCCGAGGAGGACTACATCCTCGATGAAATCCTCGACGATGCCTCCGCCTACGACGACACGCTCGTGACCACGCTCGGCGTGACCGATGCGACCCGCATCGACCACATCCGCGCAGCCATCCTGCAGGCGTGTCTGGCGGAGTACCCGGTGACCGGCGTCGTGCTGAACCCGACCGACTGGGCGGCCATCGAGTTGGCCAAGGGCACCGACGACAGATATGTGTGGGTGTCCGTCCCCGACGGCGGCGTTCCCCGCCTCTGGCGCGTGCCGGTGGTGGAGACCACGGCAATCGACGCAGGCAGGTTCCTCGTGGGCGCGTTCAACATGGGCGCGGCCATCTGGGACCGCGAGGCTCCGACCGTTCGCTACGGCGAGCAGCACGATACCTACTTCACCTCGAACATGGTTGCCATCCTCGCCGAGGAGGCGATCGCCGTTCCCATCTACCGGCCCCAGGCGTTCGTCTCCGGCCTGTTCGCAGGCTACGGCTCCTGAGCACAGGGAGGGGGCGGCGCGTAGTCGCCCCCTCTGATTGAGAGACATCGTTGTGCGGCAACTGGACATCGGAGCGAGTAAACGTATCAGCGGCTTCGAGACGCTAAACGCAGTCCGGGGCCGCAACATCGACCACGTAGCCGACGCCAGAAATCTCCCGTTCCGAGACAACACATTCGCCACCATCTACGCCTCTCACGTGCTCGAGCATATCCCGTGGACAGACACGCAGCGCACCATCGATGAATGGGTGCGCTGTCTGGCGCATGGCGGACAGCTGGAGGTATGGGTGCCTGACGCGCTGCGAGTGGCGCGGGCGTTCGTAGAGGCTGAGGACAACGCGGCATCATACGGTTGTCGCATGCCGGTAGAGAGCATCATCACCGACCCGCTGTGGCACGCGAACGCCGAGCACGACCCGTGTGTATGGTTCGCCTCGCGCACATTCACCTGGCACCACCGGCGCATGCGCGAGTACTCGTGGCATCGCGCCGCATTCAGTCCGCGCTATCTCTGCCTCGTGCTGGAACGGGCAGGACTGACAGGAGTCCGGCTGATGGACCTGCCCGAGATGCGGCTACCGACGCACCCGTGGGTGAGTCTCGGCGCGTGTGGGGTAAAACCGTGAGCCGAGAGGTGCGGCTGCACTGGGCGGACAAACGAGACAATTTCGGCGACATATTGACGCCGCACCTGCTGAGGCACTACCTGCACATGCGGGTTACGTGGGCTGCGCCTGATACCGCCGACGTCTACGGCATCGGCTCCATCATCGAGCGCATGCCGCCTGTGTACTCCGGCATCATCGTAGGCACGGGCCGGATGTTTGAGGCAACACCCATGCCTGACCTGTCCGGCGCCCGGATACTGGGCCTGCGCGGGAGGCTGACGGCAGGCAATCTACATGTGCCACTCTTCGACCTCGGCGTGCTCGCGCACCTGTTCTGTGGCGTGCACCAGAAGCGCCACGCGCTCGGCGTCGTGCCATGGTACCGAGACCGCGCACTGAGGGAGGCGTACCCATACGCGCACTACATCGACATTCAGGGCGGCGTTCCATACGTCGTCAACGAGATAGCGAAATGCCGCGCCATCGTCACGAGTTCGTTGCACGCGATGATCGCGGCGCACTCACTCGGCGTTGCCTGCACACTGGAATTGCAACCGGAGTACGAGCGCACACACTGGTTCAAGTTCGAGGACTACAAGAGCGCGGGCAGCGTCCGTGGCCAACAGCGGCGGGCGCTCCAGGCGCTGCACGAATTACGGAGACTGTACCGATGATAACCTTCGTCTCGATGGAGAAGCTCGCCGGAGACATCCGCGAGTTGGCCGGACGGTTGCCGCAGGACATCGACCTCGTAGTGGGC